GACCCCCTCTGCCGCCGGCCAGCCGCTGGTCACGATTGCAGCATGGTGGAGCACCTCGCCGGGCTGTTGCAGCACGCCTACTACTGCGACGAGATCGCCGCCGGCCGCCGCGCGGCCGAGCAGCTGCTGGCCGTGCCCGGCCTGGCGGTCGAGACCGAGCAGCTCGCCCGCAGCAACCGCGCGTGGTACACGCCGCTCCTGGCAGAGCTGGTGCCGCAGGTGCGGCACGTCAGGATCGCCGTGGAGCCGGTGCACGACGGGTGGTCGACCTTCAACCCGACGATCGCTGTCGTGGCCGGCGACCTGATCGGCATCGTGCGGTCCAGCAACTACCAGATCGTCGACCACCAATACCGGATGCCCGAGGCGGACGGCGGCGTCATCCGCACCGAAAACATCCTGTTTCGGTTTAACCAGGACCTCGGCGTCGTCAGTCAGCGGCACATCGTCGCCCCGGAGTACCCGACGAGCGGCTACCCGGTGCACGGCCTCGAGGACTGCCGGCTGCGGCATACCCAAACGGGTATAGGCGTGTCGGCGACTGTGCGCAACGTCGCACCGTGGACCGACGGCCGATGCCGGATCGCCACGGCGGACCTCGACGTCCGCTCGGCGACCCTGTCGCAGCTGCGGGTGCTCGACAGCGTGTCGACGCAGGAGCACGAAAAAAACTGGATGCCGATCCTCGCAGCGCCTGGCGGCTGGCTCTACGGCTGCCACCACGACGGCCACCTGGTCACGGTCGACGCCAATCCCGAGCTGCCAGGCGGCTACGTGCTGTCGAGGCGCGGTGCGACGACGCCGCTGGCCAAACGGTTCCGCGGCGGGTCACAGCTCGTGCCATTCCGAGATGGGTGGCTCGGATGCGTGCACGAGGTGTGCTACGTCGGCTCGGAGCGTGTGTACGAGCATCGATTCATCTGGCTCGACGCCGGCCTGCGGCTCGCGCGGGTGTCGCCTTGGTTCGCGTTTCGCGAATTGAGAACGATCGAATTTGCGGCGGGCCTCGCGGTTCAGGGCGACCGCGTCGTCGTGTCCTACGGCGTGCACGACGCGGAGGCGTGGGTGTGCGAGCTGACGGAGGTCGACTGTGAAGCAATCCTGCAGGACGTGGATCGTGACGGGCTACGTGCGGCTGGATAGCCCGCACCGCTCTCACGACCACTACCTCGAGCTCGGGCAACGGCTCTTTGGCATCGGTCTGCCCACGGTCGCGTACCACCAGCCGCTGGACTCGTGCTGGCTGGCCCGGCACCACGAGTCGCACGGCGTGACTGTCGAACCCGACGGCAAGGACAGCCTGGCGTACCACTGCGTGCAGCACGAGAAGACGGCGTGGCTGACGCGGGCGGTTCAGTCTGGAAAACCTACCACGCTCATCTGGCTCGACTACGGCATCCTTCACGTGCCGGGCGTGACCGAGCAGCTTGTGCGTGAGTTCTTCGAGCACGTCGATCGGTACCCGCCCAACCGCGTGACGGTGCCAAGCATCTGGCCGGCGGACACACCGATCGACGACAGCCAGCCCTGCTGGATCTGTGCCGGCGGCGTGTTCGTGATGCCCTCGTGGGCCGCCGTCTGGTGGCACCGTGAGTGCGTCCGCACGGCGACGCACGACCGACCGACCTGGGAGGTCAACACGTGGGCCAAGGTGGCCCGCAGGTATCCGGAGCAGGTGCGGCTGTACCGCGCCGACCACGACCAGACGATCCTCACGGGAATTGCAGCATGAAAGCCATGTGCGTCAGCGGGTTTGTGCCCAACGCGTTCCCGGCTCGCCATCTGACGGCTGACCAGTGCCAAACGTACGGCGACCGCATGAAAGCCGCCATCGGTGATCACCTGCACGTGTTCGACGGGTGGCCGATCGAGGACTGCTGGGCGTACGACCTCCTCACGGACAACCCGCTCCTAATGCCGTCGTGTGCCAATCCGCCGTCCGACCGGTTTCACGAGCCCGGCCACATGACGCTGTCCAACATCGTCCTGCTGCAGCGGTACGAGTGGATGCGACTGGCAGCGATCGCCCACCCGGACGTGGACGTGTTCGCGTGGGTCGAATACACGTGCCTGAAACAGCGAAACGTGACCGAGGACGTGCTGCGGCAATTCGTCGACCTGTTGCACACCGGCCCATGCCACGCGGTCACACTGCCGGGCTGCTGGCAAAAGGGGCTCATCAACGACAGCGAGGCGCACTGGCGGTTCTGTGGGTCGTGCTGGGTGTGTCCAAGGCAACTTGTGCCGCAGGTAGCCGACGCCGTCAAAACGGTCGCCAGCCTGCGTGCCAGGCTCACAGGAAGGCTGTCGTGGGACATGAACACGATGGCCTACGTCGAGATCCTCGACTGCCTGCCTGTGCGGTGGTACCGCGCCGATCACGACGCGTCGCAGTTCCTGGAGTACCGCCCGTCATGACACCGCTCTGCGGGCTCGCCCGGCACCACGGCACCGACAAGGGCGGCTGGCACACGATCGCCGGCCAGTTCTGCCACGAGTACACACCGGTGTACCACCAGCTTTTCGGATACCGCCGGCAGGACGTGTGGCGGGTGCTCGAGGTGGGTGTGCACTACGGCCGCTCCCTGCGAATGTGGGCTGACTACTTCCCCAACGCCACGATCATCGGCTTCGACATCCACGTCCCGCACCTGTTTGACGAGGGCCGCATCCACTGCCACTGGGCGGACCAAGGGCAGCCCAACGCGCTGCGGGCCGCGGTTGGTCAAGCCGGCGGCGGGATGTTCGACCTGATCGTCGACGACGGGTCGCATGAGGCGGAGCACCAAGCGGTCACCGCCACTACGCTGCTGCCGTATCTGGCGCCTGGCGGCGTGTACGTCATCGAGGACATCCGTCCGCCGTGTCAACACGAGCTGATCACGTCGCAGGTCACGGTGCCCGACGACGTGTCGCTACGGATCGTAGCGACCGGCCGCGGCCTGGGCGGGCTTGGGTGCCCGCCGGCGTGCCCGCACTGCGGCGGCTCTACCGCCGAGGTTCTGATCATCTACGAGCGGAGCTGAAGATGCGCATCGGCGTGTACGCGCTCGCCAAGAACGAGGAGTCCCACGCGATCGACTGGGCGGAGTCGACCGACGGCGCCGACGTCGTGATCGTCACGGACACCGGGTCGACCGACTCGACGCCCGAGCGGCTGCGGTCCTGCGGCATCACGGTGATGACGGGCAACGTGATCCCGTGGCGGTGGGACGACGCGCACAACCTGTCGCTGTACCACCTGCCGGACGACGTGGACGTGTGCGTGCGGCTGGATCTCGACGAGCGGCTGCAGCCCGGGTGGCGTGCGGCGATCGAGCAGGCGTGGACCGGCAACGTCAACAACCTGCGGTACCGTTACGTGTGGTCGTGGAAGTCGCCAGGCGTGCCTGGGCTGGTGTTCCTCTCGGACCGCGTCCACGCCCGCCGCGGGTTCCGGTGGTCGGCACCGACGCACGAGGGGCTCGTGTGCTGGTCAGGCGAGAAGGTGCAGGCCGTTGCCGACGGTCTGGAGATCCATCACCACCGGACGCCTGGCAAGCGGCACAAGACGGACCTCGAGCTGCTTGAGGTGGCGGTCCGCGAGGCGCCGCACGACGCCCGCGCTCACTGGTACCTCGCCCGCGAGCAGGAGTGGGTCGGGCACCCGGCCGCCGCGGCGACGTTCGCACACTACCTCGGCCTGCCGGGCACGCCTACGGAGCGGTCGTACGCATACCGCGCCCTGTACCGGCTGACGCAAGACGAGCGGCATCTGCACCGGGCAGCCTACGAGGCGAAGGCGGAGCCCGACGCGTGGCAGCAACTCGCGTGGGTGCACTACCAGCGGCAGGAGTGGCAGGAGTGCCTGACGTTCGCCGAGGCGGCCATGCAGGCCACTGGTGAGTCGACGCACGCCACCGACCCGGACGCTGTGACCAAGGCCTACGACCTGGCTGCCGTGGCTGCCTGGAATCTAGGCAAGCACCCACAAGCCCTGCGGTACGCCCGCGAGGCTGTGCGACGATGCCCGGACGACCCGCGGCTGGTCAAGAACGTGGAGCAGATCGAGGCCCATGAGCAGCACGCTGCGTGAGATTGCCGACGCTCTTGCCGACGGACTCGACGCCAAGACGTTCACGTCGGTGGCGACGCAGCCGGCCGTCGAGCGGGTCAACTGGCCGGACTACACCATCGAGGAGATGGTCGACCCGGTGATCGCGGTGATGCCGGGCACGTTGACGATCGAGCGAGTCAACCGCACGCATCACCAGTACGACTACCAGGCGACCGTCTTCGTCGGCCGGCACACGCCGTCGGACGAGATGGCCGACGACATGCTGGACCTGGCCGAGGAGATCGCGGACGCGATCCGGGCACACAGCTGGGACCAGGCGGTCGTCTGGCCAAGCGGCGTGACCACGCCTGTCGAGGTCGCGATCGAGGTAAACCCGGACGACGCACTGCACGACCGCAACGTCTGGCGGGCTGTGATCACGGCCACCTACAGGACTTTCCGCTGATGGCCGGCAGACGTGGCGGAAACCGCCGGCCAGTGTCGGCCGCGACCGCGAGCCAGCGGGCGATCACCGCGCGGGTCAAGGGGCAGTTTTTCGACCGGTCCAAGGTGCACCGGCTGCTTGAGCGAGCTAACTACGAGGCTCTCAAAAAGGCCGGCATGGACATCCGCCAGGCGTCGAAAAAAGGCATCGGTCAAAACGCACCCAAGCGGACCAAGGCCGGGCAGCGTGAGGTCAAGGCCGGGGCAGTCGTCGAGTTCATGAACGGCCTGTACCGAGACCTCACGATGCTTGGCAGCGGCAAGCCGCGGCCAGCCGGCAAGCCGCCAAAGTCGTGGGCGCCAAAGCGCTGGCTCTACAACGACATCATGTACTACTGGGACGGGACTACACGCAGCGTCGTCATCGGCACACTTAAGTCCGACTGGCTTGGCCGGCTGCACGAGTTTGGCGGGTCCCTGACGCTGACGGCGTGGCGGATCGGCGTTGGCGCCGCCAGGCGTGCGAAGGATGCGCGGGATGCCGGCAAGCCGATCCCGAGACGTTCCAGCGGCGACTACGACTATGGCGCGATCCTGTGGACTCACAAGGGATTCCGGGGTGCGAGCAACTGGGATAAGACCACGATCACGCGGTCAGTGAGCTATCCCAAGCGGCCGTTCATGCAGGGCGCCGCCGGTGTCCAGAAGGTCGTGGCCCGCATTTTTACGCGGTTCCGCGACACCATCCGCGCGGCCTAACGGTCCACACCCCCTGCGGCAGCCGCGTCGCCTGCCCGTACCCTGCCAATGACACCAGCAGGAGCCGCACATGGCCGTCACCCTCGGCAAGGACGTCACGATCTCGGGCCTGTCAAACGCCCGGTCGATCACGGTCAACAACACCGCAAACGAGGTCGACGTCACCAAGTTCGGTGACACGTTTCGGACCTTCGTCAAGGCCATGGTCGAACAGACCATCGAGGTGGAGTGCGTCGACGCTCCAGGCAAGGACGTCGGTCAGACGTTCACGCTCACAGGCACGACGACCGGCAACACCATCGAGTTTGTCGTGACCAACGTGGCCCAGTCGCAGCCAATCGACGGCATCATCACGTACACCGTCAGCGCCCAGCGATTCAAGACCCAGACCTGACCGGAGACCACTATGGCGATCACCCTTGGCTTCAAGGCGGCGAGCGCCCCGCCGTTCGGTACCGACGTCATCTCGGCCACGTACACCGAGGAGGCCGAGGTCGTCGACGTCAGCAACCGCAGCAACGTCGGCACCGGCACAATCGGCTATCGGGCGTTCGACACGGGATTCAAGTCGCAGACCTGGGAGATCGAGTGCCACGACGCCACGGGCGTCATGGCGCAGCTCGTGAGCAATACCGCCACGAGCAACTTCGTGGTTATGGGTGTCACCGAGAACGTGTCCATCGACGGCGCCGTGACGTACACGATCACCGCGCGTCGGGGAGGCATCTGACTCGTGGCGATCACGCTCGGCAAGAATGCGACGCTGACTGTCGGCGGCAGCATCGCGAGCGTGCGAAACGTCACGTGGAGCGGCAGTGCCCGCACGATTGAGATCGAGGAGTATGGGTCGCGCGAGCAGGCCGTCTATTCGACAGGCTGGGCCGCCACCGTGTCGTTCGAGATTAACGACTCCGCCGACCTCGACCTGACCAAGCTGACAAACGGCACGCTCGTGGCCGTCAGCGGTGGCACCGGCGGATGGTCATTCAATGCCGTGGTGACCAGCATCAGCGAGACAAACCCGCTCGACGGTGCCACCAGTTACTCCGTCGAGTGTGCGTTGACCAGGTCGGGACTCAGGAGCTGACATGCGCGAGTTCAAAGACGACGAGGGCCGCCCGTGGCGTCTCGTCATGACCGTTGGCGCGGCCGCGAGGGTCAAGGACCTCGTGCGCATCGACATCCAAGAGGACGAAGAGCAGCCGGACGGGTCCATCCGCAAGGTCGACCGGTCGGTCCCATTTGACCTGATCGACGTCTCGACGATCGGACGCGCCCTCGAGGTGATCCGCTCACGCTACACGACGATCGGCGAGGTGCTCTACGCGATCCTGTGCCGACAGGTCGACGAGCGTCAGCTGACGAAGGAGCAGTTCCTGGAATCGCTTCGCGGTGACTCGCTCGAGGCGGCGCAGCGTGCGCTCGAGGAGGAGCTGGTCGATTTTTTCCCCCTCCGCCTTCGCCGCATGATCAAGCAGCTCGTCGAGCGCATGGACGAGCTGCAGGCCGAGCTGGCCAATCGGGCGGAGGCGCAACTGCAACAGACGACGGTCGAGTCCCTGCTCGCACAATCTGGGACGCCATCTACGAGGCCGCAGGAATCCTCGGAGTCAACCCAGATGAATGGACCATCCGTGGACTCTTCGCCGCTCGCGACGCTCGTCTAGAGCAGGAGTGGTGGCGGGTCGCGTGGCTCATGAGTCAGCAGGCCAACCTGCACCGCAGCAAAGGCCAGCCGCAAGCCAAGCCGATCGAGTTCAACCCGTTCGCGAAAAAGGCAGCGCCGCGGCAAGCGACGCCCGACGAGATCCGCAAGCTGCTCGGGCCAAATTGGCATGAGGTGAAAACATGAGTGCCAACGCAGTCCGCCAGGGCAAGGTCTACGTCGAGATCGGCGCGGACCCGAAGAAGCTGTTTGCGGCCCTCGGCACGATCAACAAGCGAATGGGGCAGCTCGGCTCGTCGATGATGTCCATCGGCAGCCGGCTGATGGCCGCCGGCAGCGCGATCACGGCACCGATCGCTGGCGCGGCGGCTGCATTCTCCGAGGTTGGTGACGCGGTGCAGAAGATGGCCGCGCGCACCGGCATGTCCACGGAGGCCGTGTCCGCGCTCGGTTTCGCGGCCGGGCAGTCGGGCACCGACGTCGGCACCTTGGAAAAAGGCATCCGCACAATGCAGCGGACGCTGGACACGGCTGCGCAAGGCGGCAAGGCTGCCGCGAAGGCATTTGAGCGGCTGGGCGTGGACGTCAACGAGCTACGGCAGATGTCTCCGGAGGACCAGTTTCTCGCGCTGTCGGATGCACTGGCTGGGGTGCAGGATCCTGGCGAGCGGGCGGCGCTGGCCATGGCCGTCTTCGGAAGTGCTGGCGCCGCGCTCCTGCGCATGCTCGAGGACGGCGCCGGCGGCATCCGGGCGCTCATGAAGCAGGCCGAGCAGCTCGGCATCGTGATGGATCAGGAGACGGCCGACTCCGCGGCACGACTCAACGACTCGATCGGCGAGCTAATGACGGCGCTAAAGGCCGTGACGCTTACGGTCGGTGCGGCTGTGGCACCAGCCATGTCCGGCCTCGCGTCGTCGGTGGCCCTGATTGTCGGCCAGGTGTCGAAGTACATCTCCGAAAACAAAGTCTTTGTTCAGCAGGCGTTGGCGGTCGGCGCGGCTATGGTCGCGGCCGGTGCTGCACTTACTGCAGCCGGCTTCGCAGTCAAAACACTTTCTACAGGCGTCGCATCGCTTGTGTCTCCGCTCGTCTCGACCGTCAAGCTCGCCTATCAGCTCGCGGCGTCGTTCGTCTCGGCAGCGGCCGGTGCGGTGCTGTACGGCGTCAAAACGACCGTGGCGGCGGCGACCAGCCTAGCCGCCTGGGTGGCCGCCAACGCCCCGCTGGCGATCGCCGTAGGCCTATTGGGCGCCGTGGCGGGGGCGGCTATCTACGCAGCCGGCGGCTTCGGCCAGATCGCGTCGGCTATCGGTGGAGCGTTCGTCGACGCCGGGTCCAATGCCATGGGCGTGCTGCGTGACTTGGGCGCTACCGCCACGGCTACGTTCGACGGCGTGTACCAGGAACTGGCCGCCGGCAACTTATCTGGTGCCATGGACATCCTGTGGCTCGGGCTGCAGGCTGGCTGGGCGCGTGGCGTCGAGTCCCTCATGGGGCAGGTCGACTCGTGGGTGGCGGGGTTCCAGAACACGTTCACGTATCTGGGCACGTCCGTGGCCACGACGTGGGAGGGCATGTGGTCGTACGTCACGCAGGGTGCCAACACGTTCGGCGCGCTCCTGCAGGGTGCGTTCGACAACATCATTAACGGAATCCTCGCCGCCTGGGACACTATGGAGGCCGCCGTCCGCAAGTCTTGGAACTATGTGCAGTCTTTCATCACCCGCGGCTACGACCTTGCCAAAGAAAACGCCAAGGTCAACGACGAGATGTCAGCGCGGTCGAGGGCACGCGCACAGGCTCGCCCTGGTATCGCCGGACGCACGCAGACGGCAGCACAGGAGAACGCACAGACTGCCGCCGAGTCGCAACGCAATATCGACGCCATGAACGCCAACGCCGACGCGACCGCTCAAGGCCGCCTCGACGCCAACGCTCAGCGAGCTGCCGACCGTCGCCGTGCCACACAGGACGCCGAGGCCGCACTGGCGGAGTCGTTGGCAGCGTCAGCGGAGCGTGCAGCCGAGCGAGCCGCCGGCGGCAACGAGCAACGCATCCGCGAAGGTGCAGGCGCCGCTGCCGCCGGCATGGAGCGAGGCGAGGTGGTCGGCACGTTCTCCGCGGCGGCGGCCAGCGGCCTTGGTTTTGCAAAGTCGCTGGCACAGCAGCAGGTCGACCTGCTCGAGCGGATCGCGGACAACACGGACGAAGACCCGGCACTGGTGGGGACCTGACGCATGCCGACATACACATGGGTCGAGGATGCTGCGAGTCGCTCCGCCACCATCCATCGTCTTGGTCAGCGATCGCAGAACAATTACAAGAAGTCGTGGAAAATCTTCGGCACGACCGACGACGTTGCCGTCCACAACGACGTCAACTTGACGTTGTGGACGAATTACATGTACTGGCAGTATCCAGGCCAGCCACTGAACTTGCTGCAGGCAGACAGCTACACGCTCGAATACCTCGGTGATGAGGCGTGGCAGCTGACAGTGGACTACGTCAGCCGCGGCGCCGACGACGATCAGAAGCCAGATCCACTGCGCCGCTCGAGGTCGTTCGACACCTCAGGCGGAACGACGCACATCACGCAGCAACCGTCGGTCGAAGACGGAGCGTCCCTCAGAACATACGGCAGAGAGAGGCGCTATCCATCCACTGCGCCTGATCAGCAGGGCGCTATAGGTGTGGACGGAGACAGCGTTCAGGGCGTCGACATTGTGATACCAGCGCTCCAATGGACCGAAACGTATGACGTGCCGACGCAGTACGTCACGACTCAGTACATCAAAAACGTGTCGGCGCTTACTGGCACAGTGAATGCGTCATCGTTCCGCGGGTTTGCGGCAGGTGAGGTACTGTTTATCGGGTGCAACGGATCCCAGGACTGGGACCAAGAGAAGGGCAACTCCCCGTGGTCTCTGTCGTACAAGTTCATCGCTCAGGCCAATGCCGACGGACAAACGATCCCGAAGTTGAGGGTCGGCACAATATCCAACATTGAAAAAGGCGGTCACGACTACATGTGGGTCAGGTACGAGGACAGCGTATCGGATCAGACGTTGCTCAAGCGGCCGAAACACGTGTATGTCAACCAGGTATACGCGAAAAGTGACTTTTCGTTGCTCGGCATTGGAGTTGGGTGATGCCCAACAGAAAAGACGGTCGGATCGAGCCTGGGCAGCCGATCGCGTCCGCAATCTCGGCACGGGCGTGGAACCGAGCCCAGGACGCCGCCGACATTGTGCTCGGCAACCGCCCAGGGTTCGCGGCCGACGGCGTGGCTTCTCGATCGCACGTTCTCGGAAAGACCACATCGGCCTGGACCAAGGGCAGCGCACAGACTGTGACGGTGTGGGCCGGCGAGCTGGGAAGTGAGCAGCAGACATCCGACCAGGTGCGGGCGTGGAACAAGTTTGCCGACATTGAGGCAAACAAGTGGGTCATGCTGGCACGGGTCAGCGCCAACAGTTGGTACGTGATCGCTGCGGAGTGCTCAACGTGATCGACGACCCGCTGTCGCTGGTGCTGTGGTCGTCGTGGATCATGGCGGCCGGGATGTACCCGATGGGGTTTCTGTTTGGCACGTGTAGTGCGTGTTGTCAGCAGTGCCCAGACGAATGCAGCAAATGCACGCACTACGCCAATGCCGGGTACGATTGCGCTGGGCTTTACAACACCTACACAGCACTCACTATTTCTGTTCAAGGCTATGGGTCTGTGACAATAAATAATCCGCAATCATTACCATCCGACGGATGCGGAGATCACAGCATTGACTTTTCCATCAATGACCTGCCAGTTGGTCCAAATCAATACACCACGACGGCCGGTACTCCGTGTCTTCTTGCAGGCAGTCTTACTGCGATAACCGATGTAGACGAATGCGGATGCAACACATGTAGAGTTCAAGTAGTAATTTACGCTCAGGTAACTTCGGAAAATGACGGAAATTTGGTGATGCGCAAATTGTTTGCAAAAAAAACCGGAGAATGCAGCAAAACAACGCTGCAACTCACAGCAAGCAGCGGTTTTATCCCAGACACAGGCTATAACATGCCAGATGCCGCATCCGTAATAGCGTGGTTCAACCTTTTACGTATCAGCGTGTCTGTAACGCTGCCCGAGTGCGACTGCGGCGCGTGCTGCGACGACGGGTGCCAAGAGAACGTGGCCGAAGGCGGATGCAATACTTGGCAAGGCGTTGGCGTCGACTGCGATCCCGACCCATGCGTGTAATCATGCAAGTAAGCCGCGATGCCGTGATTGCGAAAGATCTTCGCTCGCCTGGATACCTAGAGGCGGTTGAGTCTGCCGCTATCAATGCTAGCGAGACGCACTACGACGTGCCGCGCGACGCATACGCTGACATCGTCATGCGGTACAGCACGTCTGTGGCTGCTTCGCGTCGTCTTCCGCGTGTGGACTTGGGAGGATTCGTTGAACGCATGCTGACTAGCGTCGGCATCACCAAGGAGCGTGTGCAAGCTTGGCTCCGCGTCAAAAACTGTGGCTGTGCGTCTCGGCAGCGTTGGCTCACACGCTGGGGATATGATCAGCAGGACCGCATTGAGAGACTGCTGAACAAAGCCGCCAAATGGTACGGCATCAACTAGCCAGCATTGCTGGCAACACAGTTTGCTGACATTCCACACCCGGGGCCGGCCGTCGCCCATCTCAGGTAGGGTGATGGCATGGCGAGGCGACAACGGACGATCGAGATCGCCGGTGCCAAGTGGCACATCGTCCGGGCACGGCTGCGCAATCTGTACGGCCTGTGCGACTACGCCACGCGCACGATCAAGGTCGACTCGCGTCTGACCGGCACCGACTACCTCGACACGCTCTTGCACGAGCTGATCCACGCGAGGTGGCCGGACATCTCAGAGGAAGCTGTGTCCGAGTTCGCCGGCATGCTGACCACCGTCCTCGAGCAGGAGGGCTACCGCCGTGACGAGTGAGGACACGCCGTCGATCATCGACCAAGTGCTCGCGCTTGCTGCGAACAAAGGCCCCGGTTACGCGCCGTGGTACATGCGCCTGCCCGAGGCCGACCTGCGGCAGCTCGAGGAGCTGCGGGATCGGTGGCGCTCCGGCCAAGTGCCGATGCACAAGCGAGCGCTCGCCCGGGCGATCGTGACGGTGTGCCAAAAGCTCGGCCACGACATCTGCGGCATCCAAGGAGTCGAGGCGTGGATCGGACGACGAAGCCACTAGCCGACGCCGTCCTGGCCGAGGCGGCAGCCGACGTGCCGCCGGGCAAGGACACCGAGCAGATCACGCAACGCACCGACGGCGACACCGTCGAGGCCCGCAGCGTCTCGCGCACGATCCGCACGGTCGAGGACCTCCTGCGGCACATCGAGGCCGACATGACCAGGTACGAGGTCGCGGCGTCCGAGGCCACGAAGTGGGAAGGCATGTCTGTCGACCGGTCGACCGGCCAGCCGGTGGTGACCGAGCTGTTTCGCGTTTTTGTGCGGCTGAAGCCGCGCGCCGGCCCGGGCGTGCGTGAGGTCGTCGAGGCGATGATCGCAGCGGCCAGCCGCGACATCGTGCGGCCGACCCGGCCGAAGGCCAAGGTCGTCAAGGGCGACCGCTGGGCGGTGCTCGTGATAGCCGACCCGCATTTCGGCAAGTACGCGTGGGCTCGCACGACCGGCCAGCAGGACTACGACGTCGGCATCGCGGCCACGCTCATCCGTGAGGCGTCTCAGGAGCTGCTGTCAATCGCCGCATCCATGCGGCCGAGCCGGCTGACAGTGGCCACGCTCGGCGACGTGTACCACTACGACACGCCGAGCGGCACCACGACGAGCGGCACGCCGCTTGAGCGGGACGGCCGGCTCCAGAAGATGATCGAGGTCGGCACCGACGAGCTGCTGCGTGTCGTGGACCTGGCCGGCGACATCGCCCCGACCGACACGCTCACGGTGCACGGCAACCACGACGAGACGCTGACATGGGCGTGGCTGCGGATCCTGCAGGAGCGCTTCCGCAAGGACCGCCGGGTGCGGATCGAGGACACGTTCACGCCCCGCAAGTACCTGCACCACGCCGGCAACCTGCTCGGCTTCTGCCACGGCCACCGGGCCAAAAAGCGGCTGCCGCAGCTCATGGCGCTTGAGGCGGCGGAATTGTGGAGCCAGTGCCCCTACCGGGAGATCCACACCGGGCACTACCACCAGCAATCCGCCGAGTGGAGTCGGCCGATCGAGACGATCGACGGCGTGCTCGTGCGGGTGGCCCCTGCCCTGTGTCCGCCTGACGAGTGGCACGCACAGCAGGGCTTCGTGGGCAACAGGCAGGCGATGGAGTTGTTTGTGTACGAGCGCGGCGGCGGGCTGTCGAGCATGCACGTATCGGGACCACCACCAGGAGGACCACGGTGACACTGGACGATGACAACGCTGCCCTGCGGGCGGCCGTGACGGCACGACACGAGGGCATGGCAGCATCCCTGGCGGGCTGTCCGCCGGCGCAGGCCGCTGCGGCTAGTGTGCTATCGGACCCGACGCCGTGCTGCGACGGCGGCCGTACGATCCCGGTCGACTACATCCTGCGTGGCGAGGCCGAGCTGCGTGCGGCGGCCGCCGGCTGGAAGCAGACAGTCGAGGACGCCAAGCCGGCACGGCTGGCACGGGAGTCGTCGCTGCGGCCTGGCTCGGCCGAGTTCCTCGCCGTGCTCGACGAGCTGCGTGAGCTGCACCTGCGCAAGACACTCGACTACGGCGTCGACGAGGACGCGCTGTCGAACATTCGCACGAGCGCCGACTACGTGAACGTGCCGGCGTGGGCCGGCTGCGTCATCCGGCTGGCCGACAAGATGCACCGCCTGCGGGCCTACTTTCGCCGTGGGAAGGTCGAGTTCGACGGCATCCCTGACACGCTGCTCGACATGGCGGCCTACAGCATCATCGCCCTGGTGCTGTACCGCGAGTCCGAGCGTCCATAACCCCTGCCGACCGACCGCCGTCCTGCCGTACCGTGACGGCATGGAGGACGGCAGCGTGATCGCCCACTACCGGCACCGCAGCGGCCAGCGCGAGGCGATCCCGTCTCCGTCCGACGCTGTGTCGCTGGCCGCGGTCTACACGCCGACGCAGCAGACGTGGGGAAAGCTGACCAGCAAGAAGCCGCCCCGATTGTCACCTGAGGACATCGCCTTGGCCGCGTTTCGGCTGGGCGTCAAGCCGTCGGTCGCCCGTCAGGCCATCGAGATGGGGCTTTTCGATGGCTGACACACTGACCGCGACGATGCGGACCGTGATGATCTGGGACCGCACGGTCGACCAGGACATCGGCACGACCGTGTCGGCGCAGACCGACCAGAACACGTACGCGATCACTGACGGCAGCGGCAGCCGGCAGGCGGACCTGGTCTACGCAGCGAACCGCACGATTGCCGCCAACACGCTCGAGCAGATCGACGTCCGAGCGATCACGCAGACCACGCTCGGCGTGACGGTCGCCTACGACTTCCGTCAGCTACGGCTGGTCCGCGTGGTCAACAACGAGACGACCAGCGGTCGCAAGATTCGCGTCGGCTGCGACCCGGGCCGGCCAACCGTGGCATATGCCGTCGAGATCGGTCCCGGCTCCGAGTGGTTCACGATCAACCACATCAACGCCTGGCCGGTCACTTCGTCCAACCAGCTGCTCTACATCGCCAACCCCAACGCCGCCGCCGTGAGCTACTCGCTCTGGCTCGTCGGCACCTCGGTGGCGCCCACCTGATGCCTACGCTCACGATCACCGGGCAGTTGCGGCTCGCGGCGTCATGGGTCGACGACCTGACGCTGACGACCGTCACCGACTCCGCGTCGGTGCTACAGGCGCTGTCGCTCGCCGACGGCACCGGCGCCGGCCAGGTCAACGGCTACTGGCGGGACGTGCGCACCGTCGGCATCTCGGCCACCGACACGATTAACACGACGGCGCTGCCGCTGTCGGTCTTCGGGACGGCCGGCACGCTCAATCTGGCGAGCGTCAAGCTGATCTACGTCCGCAACCAGTCGGCGACGGTCACGCTGACCTACGACATCGCCGGCGCTAACTACGGGCTGCCGCCCGGTGCGGTGTTTTTGTGGACCGCCGGCACAGCGCCCACCAACAAGTGGTTTAACGCCGGCAACATCGTCATCGAAGGCGGATCGGCGTCCGCCACGTACGAGATCGTCCTCGCTGGAGTAAAGGCATGATCTCCGACGCACCGGTGATGGCGGCAGGAGGCGAGGCCACGCTGCTGGCACAGGTCGCCGCGTTCCTCGAGGTCGCCAAGGCCAAAGCCGCAGGCGGCATTACGTGGGCGGAGTTTGGCGAGCTGCTGATCGCACTTCTGCGGCTGTCGGTCGAGACCCTCGACGCCGTGCTCGGCATGAGCGGCTCCGAGAAAAAGGCGCTCGTGCTCGAGGCCGTGGCCGCGCTCTTCGACCAGCTCGCGGACAAGGCAGTCCCGGTCGTCGTCTGGCCGGTCTGGATCCTCGCCCGACCCGCCATCCGGGCGCTCGTGCTGGCGATCGCCAGCGGTGCCATCGAGATCGTCCTGCCGCTCACGAGGGCCGCTGAATGATGCCGCTCCTGCTCGTCGCCGTGGCCGCGGTGGCGCTCGCCTGGCCGTGGATTCAGGCGCACTACCACGAGTGGCGGTGGCCGCAGCTCGACAGCCGCCACCTGGCCGCAGCCGCGCTGATCGCGGCTGCAGCCTGGTCGTACGTCGCCAGCTCGCCGGCGACGCCGGCGCCGGCCCCTGCCCCGGACGCTGCCTTCAGCCTCCGCGGCAAGTTCGTCGGCCCGGACGCCGCCCGGGACGCGGCGCTCGTCGCCGCCCTGTGCACCGAGCTGGCCAACGAGATCGAGTGGGACGCCACCCAGCCCGAGCCGTTGATCCGCACCGGCGTGGCGTTCGACGAGCTGCGGGTCCGCAGCCGAGTCCTCCTGTGCCGTGGCGAGTCGCTTGGGTCCAAGCATCCAGTCGCCCGTCAGGCGATCGAGGATCACCTCAACACCTTCGCAGGCACCGCAGGAGGGCCGCTGACGCCCGAGGCCAAGGCCAAGTGGGTGTCGGCCTACCGTGAGGTCGCCCGGGCCGCGGAGGCCGCCAGGTGACATCTCGCAAGCACCCGTGGCGTCTCGCGGCGGCCGCGGCACTGACCGCATGGCTCGTGCTCTCCTTCTGGTGGGCGGCCAGCGAGGTGCGCCAGCCGGCGATCCTGACCGGCTATGTGCCAGACCCCGAGGGCGTCGCCCGGTTCCTCGAGGAGCTGCCCGAGCCCTACTTCGCCCAGGCCGGCGCCGACGCCATGCGTCAGGCCGTGCCGGTCGACACGTTTTTGTACCGGCAGATGGACCGAGCGCACCGCGCCCGGTACGGCACGCCGTTCGTCGTAGGCCGCCAGGGCATCGGCGATTGCGTGTCGTGGGGCGCGATGCACGCCGTCTACTGCGCCGAGGCCGTGGACTGGGCGACCGGTAAGCTGGCCGAGCCGCCCAAGATGCCGGCCAGCGAAGCGATATACGGCGGTGCCCGGGTCGAGGCGCGCGGCCGCGACGGCTCCGGGCGGTCGCCGGTCGGCGGGTGGAGCGACGGTGCCACCGGCTGGGGAGCGGCACGCTGGCTGCGTGACTGGGGCGTCGTGTACCGCGAGGACGTGCTGGGGCACGACCTGCGGACGTACGACAAGGCCCGCGCCAAGGCGTGGGGCGCATACGGCTGCGGCGGCCAGGGCGACGACGGCAAGCTCGACGCGCGTGCCAAGCGGCATCCGTGCCGGCACGTCGTGGCGGTCAAGACATGGGACGAGCTGGTAGCAGCGGTGACCTCGGGCTACCCGGTCACGATCGCGTCGTCCGTTGGTTTCAACAGCGGCAACCGCGATGCCGACGGCTTCTGTGCCGCGTCTGGCACGTGGATGCACCAGATGTGCGTGATCGGCGTGCGGTTCGGCAACCGCACGGGCGGCCTTGTGTGCAACTCATGGGGCAACTACGTGGGCGGTGGGAAATTCCCACCGGACCAGCCAGACGGCACGTTCTGGGCAGAGAAGTCGGCCATCGAACGAATCCTGGCACAAGGTGACTCCTACGCGATCGGCAGCGTCGACGGCTTCGCGTACCGACAGATCGACAACGGCGACTGGTTCCAGCCTCCACCGCAGGAAGACAAATGACAGACCGCAACAGACTCGTGGCCATGGTCGTGATCGCCGTGGCCGTCGGCTGGTACGCCGGCTCCGGTGCGTCCCGCGAGCCCAGGCCGCTCGAGGACCGCCCGGTGCTGCGGTGGATCGCCAAGGCCGCCAAGAGCCTCCTGTGGGTGGCCGTGTTCGTCGAGGAGCCGCCGGCACAGCACGCCGAGATCCGCTCGCACATTGGTTCCGACGGATACGTTGCGGTCGATCACGGACGAGGGTGGTGACACATGTGGCGCTGGATCGTCTGGTTTCTCACGTGGCTCTCCGCCGACCCGGCCGACATCGGCCGCGAGTCGGCACGGGCAGCCGCGTCGATCGCTGCGGCACGCGCCACCATGGTCACGTCGCCCGATGTGCCGCCCGACCCGGCTCCCCCGGACGGCACGTGCTGCAGCGACTGCGGCGGCACCGGCGTGATCGTGCACGGCGACGGGCACAGGACGCCATGCCCGTGCCCGGCCTCGTGTCCGTGCAAGCGGCCACGAGCGCCGATGCCTGCGGCGTCGCCCACGCATGGCAAGCCGGCCACGCCATGATGCTGGAGGCTCCCGTGGGCGACGTCGCCGGCATGGACCTGACGTGGCTGCGGGCGGAGGTACGGCACCGCGTCGGCGGCCCTGCCCTGCAGCTGCCCGACGAGGTGGCCGCGATCGTCGACGCCACGCTCGTGCACTGGCCCGAGCGCCACATGGCGGACCTGGCCAGGCGGGCGGAGGCGGCCGGCGCCGGCCGCGAGGCGCTAGATGCCATCGGCGTCATCTCCGCCAAGGTCCGCGAGGTGCTCGAGCTGCGGTGCGAGACCGAGGAGCAGGGTGAGGCCGTCAACCTGATCGTGCTGGCCTGCGTCGTCGAGGTGGCGAACCTGTGGTTTGCAAGCACCGAGCACCGGATCGGCATCCGCCGGCTGGCGTTCCAGGTGAGGACGCGGGCCGCCTAGAACGCGCCGCCGGCCGACAGGATGCGAGCGACGAGCAGCAACAGCTCGAGCCAGACTGTGATCGACATGGTAGCCCTCCTTGGCTGTGGTGTTGTCAGGTGACAACACACTCATCGGCCGTTGTCACGTGACAACTTGAGGGCGTCGGCTCGGTGCACGAACAGCAAGCCGTCGATCACGACCGCCCGCACTTTCCCGTCCTCCGCCAGCCGCCGCATCCACTGCCTCGACACGCCGGCCAGCTCGGCGGCGTGGGTGCACGTGACGTAGTCGTCGGTGTCGATCCGCATGGCGGCAGTCTGGCCTTGGCCGGCACAACCCGCAAGGATGGACGCGGGGGATCGCAACTCCGGACCCGTCCGGGGACGCTACTGGCTCACGCGGTGCGAGCCGGCGGCTCGTGGTCATCGGGCTTAAAGATTCGCGGCATGGCCTGCCACGCCTTGGGGCGATGAGCGTCGACCACGCGAGGATCTAGGTAGCTACGCCGAGTGATACGATCGGACGAATGTCCGAGGAATGCCGTCGCATCGAGTCCAGCGGCCGCCAGATGTGAGGCGGTTGAGCGTCTCAGGGCATGAAATTGGACCTCGCGGCCGTCCCCGAGGCCGGCGCGCCTCGTGATGGTCTTCCAGCGTTTGCGAAGCGCTGTTCCAGACGAAACCCACCAGAACACGGTCGGCCCCGTATGGGCCGCTACGCGGTCGACCAGGTCCGAGGCCTCGGGCGACAGCTCGTAAACACGCTCCTGGCGTCCGCCCTTACGGACGTAGGCCGGCACGGTGAGCGTCGGCCGACGCCAGCACATGCGGGGCGTCGACAGGATCGCGTTGATCCGCTCGCCGGTCTCCAGTGCCACGGCGATCAGCGCTGGGAAAAACACTGACGCAGGCACCGGCCCGACCCAGCCGCTCGCCTGCCGGCCGGCGTCGGCGAGCCGGGCCAGCTCGTCCGTCGTAAACGCTCGCGGAGTCGACTGCGGCACCAGCTCGGGGGAGACCGACGGGCGGAGCTTCACGAGGCCGCGGCCTTGGGCGAGGTTCCACAGGGCCAAGAGCCCTGACCGCTCGCGGGCCACGCTGTTGGGCGAAAGCCGCTGGCCGCGCACTGCGAGGAACTGGCTGACGGTCAGGTCCTCGAGGTCTTCGAGGAGCGCGGCTCGTCCGAGCCACTTGGAAAACTGCGTGATGGCGTGCCGCAGCAGGCGGACACTTTCGCGCGACCTACCGCGCAGTCGCAGCGGCACGTACACGGTGTCGAGAAACGCGTCGAGAGTCATGGTGCGTGATCCTCCTACTCAGGGATAGGTCACGCGTCCGTGCGGGTGCGCTCCGTCCGTCGAAGGGAGTCCGGTCGTGCGGGCTGTGCGGGTCGGCCGGTTTTGCGGGGTTTCATCCTGTCCCCGCCACTTTCAAACGTTGCAATCCCGACGGGATCGCAACCCTGTCCCCGGTAGGCCCACTGGAACCATCGGGATCTACGCCCGAAAAGGCAAAGCGCTCAGGGAGGAGCCGCGGAATGGCGACCGCAAGCCACAAACGTCACGCAGGCGGCCGGCCACGTGTCCTTAAGCGGTGCCTGATCGGTCAGCGGATCGAGCAGTGGGCAGCCAAGCGAGGGCTGCACATCGACCAGGTAGCTGACCGGGCCGGCATCACGGTGCCGACGCTGAACCGCATCCTTACTGGTCGAATCAAGAGTCCCAAGATCGGGACCGTGCTAGCACTGGCTAGCACCCTCGACATCAAGGTCGAGCAGCTGACCACGTAGTCGTTTTACGTGGTTTTCCGGCTTTTACGGCGACGTACAAACTCCTCTTGACGGCAGTTATTGCGTCCCCGTAGCATCCGCCCCCGTCACGTCACGACGGCGTGCGGCGGAGGGATACGCCATGCCGCCCGGAGTCGCCGATGCCCCGAGCATTCGCGCTCGTCACGGATACGCAGCTCCTCGAGTGGGCGGCGGATATGCCCTTGGAGCGCATCGCCGAAATTACGGCGTCGACTACCTCGTCGATCTCGCGCCGGCTACGGGAGCTCGGCTGGACGGACCCACGTCCCGGCCCCAAGGACCCGGACGAGGCGACCATACGCCAGCGGTCGTTGGAAGTGCAGTCGCGCTGGTCCGAGCAGGAGCGACGCAGGAGAGCCGGGCTGCGGCGAGCGAACGTAACCGTCGTACGCGCATCCGATCTCGGGCTTGCCAGCTTCTGGTGAGGTGGCTGCACCGCGTCGCTCGCTGCCACGCGCATCTGTGCGCCATTGTGCGGCTGTACGGCGATCCATCGAAGGCCGGTGGCCAGTCGAACGCTGGCGAGACGTACCAGGCCCGCGCGGCTCGCGGCGACCGCACGCTGCTCTACGACGCGCTCACCGTGACGATCGACGAGCTGATCGAGGTGCGCGACGAGATCGGCGCGACCATGGACGCGGCCGAGCCGACGACGGCGGCGCCGGGCACGCAAGACAAGGTCGAGGAGATGTGTCGCCGCGCCGAGCGTGGCGAGAGCCTCTTCGTCGATGGCGATACGCAAGGACGCGAGGTCGGCGACGGATCGCTGGCCTGATCACGGATGGTTTTGTTTGCGGTCGGTCGTGACGGAGTGCGGCCGGCCGCGCTAAGGAGGGCTACGTGCTAGTGCTCACGCGAGCGGAGGGCGAGCGTGTCGTCGTGCCGCATGCACGGATGGAAATCGTGGTGCAGGAGATCCGCGGCAACGTCGTCCGCCTGGCGTTTCGCGCGCCACAGCGTGTCGACATCTTCCGCGGCGAGGTGTTCGACAGGATCGCGATGGATCAGTGGGACGAGGACGAACCAACTCAACAGGAGGACGTGAAGTGAAGATCGTGAAAGGCAAGCAGGCTGCACCCGTGCGGTGCGTGCTGTACGGCGTCGAGGGCATCGGTAAGACGACGCTGGCGGCGCAGTTTCCGACGCCGCTGTTTCTCGACACCGAGGACGGCACCAAGCAGCTCGAGGTCGACCGTGTCGCGTGCCAGGACTGGCCGAGCCTGCGGGGCGCGGTGGCCGAGCTGGCCGTCGAGAAGCACGGCTACCAGACGATCGTCATCGACTCGATCGACTGGGCCGAGCGGGCGCTCGTCGAGTTCGTCTGCAAGCAGGACGGCAAGAAGTCGATCGAGGACTACGGCTTCGGCAAGGGCTACACGGTGGTGGCCGAGCATATGGGGCGGTTCGTCGAGGGCCTGGACAACCTGCACCGTGCCGGTCTGCACGTGCTGCTCGTGGCCCACGCCAAGGTGCAGAGGACGTCGCCGCCCGACCAGACCGACGGCTACGACCGCTACGAGCTGCGGCTGTCCAAGCAGGTGTCGCCCATCGTCAAGGAATGGGCGGACGCGCTGCTCTTCGCCAACTACCGCATGCGGCTGATCGAGGGCAGCGACGGGAAGCGGAAGGCGATTGGTGGCAAAGACCGCGTCGTCTACGCCGAGCGTGCGGCGGCCTACGACGCCAAGAACCGGTACGGGCTGGGCGAAGAGCTGCCCATGACCATCGAGGCTCTGGCCCCGCTGTTCACCGGCACGGGAGCCAAGCGGATCGACACCGAGCTGTACGACCAGGTGGTGCGGTACATCGCCGAGGCCAAGAGCGTGCGGACGCTCGGCAAGATCGACCTCCGCATCGACGCACTGCTGTCAGACGGCCAGCTGACGGCCGAGCAGGGCGAGGCGTTGGCAGTACTGGTCAAGGAGCGGCACGACGCGATCGAGCCGCAGGAGGTGACCGATGGCGTGGCATGACGTGCCGCCGTGGACCGCCAAGCGGGCCGAGTCGGAGGAGCTGATGCAGCAGGTAGCCGAGGTGGTGCGTCGGTGGCACGTCCGCCGCATCTCGGGCACGAAGGCTGTGGATCAGGTGCGCGAGCTGCTGGAGCCGCTGCGCGTGAGGGTGGGCCAGGCACACGAACCGGAGATCAAGTCATGAATTTCGATCAGTGGTGGAACTGGGACGAGGAGCCGCGAGCCGCCGTGGACCACGGGCACACGCAGAAGGTGCCGACGGGTCGGCACACGGGCGACATCGTCAAGGCCGAGATCAAGGACCTGAAGTTTAGGGTCGCTGACGACAACCCGACTGGTACGTCGCTCGTCGTCACGTGGAGCAAGGCTGGGTACTACCCGGTCGAGGCCATCGTGAACCTGCGGTGGCGTGGCCTGCTCGAGGCGGTCTGCCGGTCGGCTGGCGTGTCGCCACCAAAGCGTGGCGAGGACTGGGACGAGCAGTCGCTGGTCGGGCGAGTTGCCACCGTGGACATCGAGAACAAGGTGGCGCAGGCCACGGGTACCGAGTACCAGCGGATCACCAGGTGGCACGCGTCCCCGCAGAAGGCGCTGCCGCCGGCCGAGGCGAAGCCGAAGCGGGCGCCGGCCCGGACGCCGGCCGCCAAGGCGCACGCCGAGTTCACGGAGCGGAGCGATGCCGACGACATCCCCTTTTGACGACGACCGCACCATCCAGTTTTACGGCGGCCCGTGGGACGGGATGCCGTACACGCCGCGGCGTGGCGAGCAGTACCCGGCCAGGCTCGACATGCCGTGGAGCGGGCAGCTGCACCACTACCGACTCGTGCAGCACGGCGGCGTCGTGCAGCTCTCGTACATGGGCAAGGCACTACCAGACGGAGCACCGATTGCATGACGGCCAGACCTGGTCGAAGCAGCTGCGGTCATCAGCTGCATGGTCAGCCATCGCACTCCAGAGGCTTTGTATCAGTGCAGTCGGAGCCGGTATCCACAGGCTGGTGATCCGACCGTCCGCCGGCACGTCACGCCGGCTAATACACAGGAGGTGAGTTATGACGGTCTACAAGGCATGGCGGGCGGATCGTGTGGAGAAAGACGGCGTGTTCGTCAGCACGTACGCCGGCACGGTGTCGGACTGCGGCCAGTGGGTCGACGTCGGAGAAACCAGGCACCGAATCTCTCCGCAGTGGCACGCACGTGCCGTCGATGCCGAGGCCGCCATGGCCGGCGAGATCGAGGAGATCGGCCGGAGGCTGCTCGAGCAGGCAACCAAGTTGCGAGAGGCTGCGGAGGTGGTGGCGTGAGCGACTACTACCGCGAGCCCGAGGCCGTGCTGCCGCTGTTCGCTGCGGCCAGGCGGACGGATCCGCCAACGTCGCACAAGGCCGCCCAGCGTGCGCCGCTGGCCGGTCACCGTCGCCTGGTGGTCGAGGCCTTGGCGGCCGGGCCTGCGGGGCAGACGGAGATCGCACGGCGGGCCGGCATCACGGTTGCCGCGGTGTCGAACCGGCTGCCCGAGCTGCGGCGTGCCGGGCTAATCGAAAAGACGGGGCGCGAGGTGGCCGGTGGGGAATGTGAGTATCGGTGTGGGCCGGCGTCGCGTTGACGTGCGGCGAGGTCGGGTAAATGTAACTGACGAAGTAAAGGAGCCGATGAATGTCAACAGCAGCAACACAACAGCACGAAACCTTTATGACAACCATGACGCCTGAAGAGTGGGCTTCAGTGCCAGACAATCCGAGGCAACGAGACACAGAGAGCAGGGCGGCGAAAGCAAGGCACCTAAATACTCTTGAAGCGGCCCACACGCTTGTCCATATGGCGGAATGGGGGGCTGGCAGATGCAAGCTTGAGGGCCACACACGTGCCCTCAAGTGGATGCAGTCTCCTGAAACCGCCCCGGAGTCCATTGATGTTCGAGTGTACGTGGTTGACTCCATAGAAGAGGCAAAGCGGTTATATGGGCACTTTAACAGCAAAGAAGAGGGCGAGCGATCGAATGACCGTCTTTTCGGAGCGTTGAGGGAAAACGAAATCACTCCAGTTAGCGATTTCGTTCGCAAGGCCAAGTTCAGTAATGCCGTAAGCATGGCTCACGCGTTCTACGTAGAGCATTCGCGACACAAACCGTTGTCGGTGTACGAAAAGGTGGCGTTTTTTCGTGAAGAAATAGTCCTGCTCGACAGAATTGCTGGCGCTAGCAAGCGAATGATAGGCCCAGTTGTCTGCTGTTTTCTGATGGCAGCACATAAGCACGGGCCAGCCGTAATGGACTTCTTTCAGCGTTACATCCTTGACGGTGGGGCAAAAGACGGCCGCAGGAAGGATTGCGTGCAGTTGTTTAGCGACGTGATGGCGGACGTTCGTTCTGGAGGTTTTTGCGACTGGGCGACGCAAGAGAAGTCAGTGGCGAAAGGGCTCTGGTGCATTGACCGGTGGCTATCTGCACCTACCGCAATGCTTACACGGGTCAACGAGCGCGACCCGTGGTCGTACCGAGACAAGTAAATCGCGCCGCCCTCGTGATAGGCACGGCGCCGCTTCGACGCGGCGGGGCGGAGTGGAGGGGCAAATGTATCTGACTTACCGAGGCGAAGTGTTAGACGTAGGGCACTGCTGGGCCGAAGTAACTAACGTGTGGAACGAGCGAGACTACGGCGTTCGGCTGCACCCGACTGAGCACGGCGTTTTGCCGCCGGATCAATGTCGGCTCTTGGCGGCTCACTTGCTTCTAGCTGCAGACTATTGCGAACGGCTTAACAAGCGGCTGTTGCCAAAATAAGGAGCACGGATGGCCGGTGAATGGATCGCCTACGACCTCGCCCTGCCGGCCAAACCGGAGGTGCAGGAGCTGATCGACGAGACCGGCCACCCGGTCGAGGTCGTCGTATTCCGCCTCCTGCAGCTGT